ATGTAATACTGTGTAGCTTCCTCTGGGTCAGCCATCTCTGGTGGGTTTTCCCAAGGCCAGTTCTTAGGTTGATCTGTCAGGGACTGACCAGGAATAGGGGCGTCTAAAAGGGATACCATAATATTTTACCTTACTTAGTGAATCCAGCGCCGAAGTAGAGACCTACAATAGCTGATACAATGTGTGTGTCGAGGGGTGTAATTACAAAGCCACGTGCTGCCTGCCATTGTACTGTACCGTCACCACCAAACAGCCAGTTAAATAAGCCACCGTGTACTTCAGTGTAACCTACGATAACGCTGACCTCAGGATACCATACAGCAACTAGCTTTGGCAAGACTATAATAGCAAAGATTGACGATAATGCTATAAGCCTACGAGTCCATGCGAAGTGCTTGTCTGTCTTGCCAGCGTTACGTGCTTCTGTTACACCGCCAAGAAGTATTCTCTGTTGCTCTGCTTTGTTCTTAGCGTTCTGTCCTATCATAGACATAACCCCACCTAGCACGGTAGAGAAGAGCATTGTGATAAGTTCTAGGGGGAGACCAAACATTAGTTAGGTATTCCCGAACCAGCGGTTGCTAGAGGTAGGACGCTAGATACTTCGCTTCGTTTATCAATAAGCCCAGCAAACTTAAGCTCCTTAATCACACGATTATCCATACCAGCAGTGTACCTACCAGCGTCTTTTCTTCTTAGATGCCTTGCAAAGTCTACAACGTCTCTATCTTTAGCGGCTTTTAATACAGCTGTCCAGTCCTCGCCTGCCTTCTTTCCACCCACATTATATGCTAAAGATGTTAAGGCTCTTTGATAGGAAGGGTCTAACTCGTTCCAAGAAGTACCTATGTTAGATAGCTTGGTTTCCCATCCGTTATCTAATGCCGCTTCTTTGTGCGCCTGCATATCAGCATTAAGTATTGTTATCTTGTCTTCTTCTGTAAGCTCTTTATAAGTACCGTCATCATTCTTAAATGTAACACCTCGTATTTTACCAGATGCCTCTTCTGCAGCAGTAACTTTATGACCGTAGCCTACATCTTTACTACGATCGTCTTCGTTTGCTATGTAATTAGGGTTGAGTTTACCGTTTATATACTCCTTGGTTTCCCTTGCATCCTTTGTAGCTACGGGAGTAGAGCCGTGGTCAGACTCTGCTTTCTTTCCTATATCTTCATAAAAAGTTGTGAGACCTGTATCGCCTTTAGTATCAAACCTAGGACTCATAAGCCCTTCAGTCGTTTCTGCAGCAGGAAGCTCACCTGTCCGTAAGAACTCCTCATCAGCCCTACGTTCAGGGTCTACCTCACTTAGAGGAGCCGTAGACTCGTCTGCTATAGTATCTGAAAGGTTAGTCTCAGGGAAGCGATCCTCTATAGATACACCTGAACCTGAGAACTGTCGATCAGGGTCTTCCGACACAGGCGCTGATTCTTGAGGATCAGTAGCGTACATAAACAGCTTTCCATATTCCTCCATCGTACTCTTCTTAGCTTTATCAGCATCTGGCTTCTTGCTAGACAAAACTTGCTCAGCTTCTTCATCCGTATCAAAGTAAGCAGACATTATCTCATACATCTTAGTATAGAAGTCCATGTCTTCTTTTTTGTCTTGAGCAGGAGCAGGGCGTGAAGCAATGCCTTGGGGTTCTACATCTGGTGTTACTGTCTCACGTAGTTTCTTAGAGTCAGGAACCCAGTCAATCTTATATTTAAAGTCTGCCATTTTATTAACCTATGTTTATATCATTGCACTAATAATAGCACCCGCCGCTGTAGAAAACGCAGAGCTTTTTTGGGCTGCTGCTGTTGTGGCGGCGGCTTCGTTTTGCATGACTTGAAGTGCAATACTCGTAGCCCTGTCAGCGTTATTGTTTTCTTGTTGAAATGCGTAACTCATAATATCACGCTCACGTTGCCATATCTGATCCATGTTAGCTGAAGTCAAAGCATTCATAGTCTTAGCGAAGTCAGAGTTACTCTGGTTCTGTGCAGCTGTGTTTAGTGTAGATAAACTCTGCCGCCACTGAGCATTAGACTGTGCTATCACAAGACCATTCTGTGCGTTAAACAAGTCACGCTGTTGTTGTATCTCAGAGTTAAACTCACGTAGAGCATTAACGCTATTCACGTTAAACTGATCCATAGCGTTCTGCTGAGATGCGTTAAACTGTGATGTCTGGCTACGAAGGTTAGCGAAGTACTGGTCTGTCTGGTTCTGACTAGAAGCGTTAAACTGTTTACCTGCATTCTCTGCAGCCTGATCTGTGAACAGAGCTTGAATGTTCTGCTGTGACTTAAACATAGCAGTCTGTTGCTCATTAGACAAGTTAGCCATATCCATCTGCATAAAGCTCTGAGCATTCTGTACAGCAGCCTGTTGACGGTTGTTAAGGTTCTGCGTATCAAGTTGTGACAATGCAGAAGCCTCAGCCATAACCATAGCCTGACGGTTATTGAGATTACTCAGGTTCATGGTGTTAGCTGCACGAGAGTTTTCAAGAGCTATCTGCTGTTCAGCAGTGAAGTTCATATTAGCAATATCACCAATACGTGCTGAGTTTTGTACACGTGCTTGGAAGGCTTGGTCAAACTCCATGCCAAGGAAAGTAGCACGTTGTTGTGCAGCAAGCATAGCACGTTGCTGACGGTTAGACAGGTTCTGACCTTCAAACTGAGCCTGTACTTGTGCATCCATCTGAGCAATAGGAAGTGCAGCTTCCATTGTAGCTTGGATAACAGCCTGACCAGCAAGGCTAGACGCACCTAAGCCACGAGCAGAGAGGGTAGCCATAGCAGTACGCATAGAGCCTGCAGCCCATGCAGGAGTGTTACCACCCTCAAACTGCTGCATAAGACCTTCTAGCTGGCCTGCTACAGTAGCCTGCTTAGAGGGTGTAGCAGTAGCGGCTTGGATCTGTTCATTAAAGAGTGCAGCTTTCTCTGCATCAGCTACACCAGAGATAATCTCACCTGCTTGGATCTCACGTGCAGCTGGGGCATCAACCATAGTAGCAGTACCCTGAGCAGCCTGCATACCTGTTACAGCAGAGGTTTGCTGTTGTGCAGCTGTTACCTGAGCTTCTGGTGCTACTTGCCCCTGTGCTGCAGTTAAGTCAGAAGTCTCAGCCTGTACTTTCTGGTATGCAGGAGTAAAGTCTACAGTCTGTGCCGTAGGGGTAGCTTGCTGATTAGCTTGTTGTACGGTCTGTACCGTAGCAGATTCAGCATAAGGTGCAATAGGCAAAGCTTGCCCAGCGTCTACAGGTATAAAGTCAGCGGCCTGAGGTTGAATATAGGATACAGGAGCCTGAATAGGCTGCATAGTCTGTGTTACTGCACCCCGCATCATTTGACCTAGGTCTTCTTTAGTCAGCCCTAAAGTATTGGGAGGCGTTGCATCTACAACGGTTTCCTCTGTGGTACTGGCTACTGTGTAGCCTGTAGGGTCTGCCTGATAAGCCTCATAGTCAAATCCTTCTGGTACTTCATAAGTAGCAGTGGTATCACCTGCTCCCGTTAGATACAAACCCGTGGCTTCATCTTTACGTAGGTCTGTAGGCAGACCGCCCCCAGAGAATCCTCTACGGATGTAACCACCCTTAGCCACAGCCACTCCAATATCTCTAAACTTTGCTGTCATGTTAGGACTAGCCTTAGCAAAAGAATCAAGGGACGCATTAGTTTTAGGGCCACTATAGCCATTCATACTAGCAATACGGAACTTAGCTTCAAGCATAGGGTCTTGCGGCTGTCCACCTGCAGCGTAACCACGTACAGCGCCACCCTGAGCCATGTTTTGAGCTTCCGTTTGTTGCTGTTGTGCTAACTCCTGAACAGTACCTAGACGTTTGAAACCTGGTGGGTAGTAGGTAGTGGGACTACCATTGACTTCTGTTACAGTAATTCTCTGTCCTAAGTCATTGCCATAGATAACCTGTTGTACACCTCCAGCAACAGGGGCTGTAAGAGTAGCGTCCACCAATCCAGGTGTACCAGCGTAGTGTGTCTTGTACGAAGCTGTAGTAGGCACAGCACTAAGTCCTGCTGTCTGTAGGGGCTTACTGAATGTACCAGCTTCTTCGTTACTAATAGAAGTATTAGCTGCTATTTGAGGTTGGTTGTAGTAAGAGGGAGGGATGACTTGTTGCGTAACTGCCTGAGGTACAGCTTGAGCGGCAACAGGAGCACCCCCAGGTACAACACTAAAGTCAGGCATCGTGCTGTACCTACCATCATAGCTATTACCAGGGACTTCAAGTATAGGATCCTTTTTCTTCTTTTGTTTAATAAGATCCCACTCTAGCATATCCAATCTATATTCATTGGTATTTTTATCCTCAGCTGTCTTACCTGCAAGGATATCGAAGTTGTCTCTTACGTCTTGGATTGAAGCCCCTGCACCTCCGCCTCCGCCTCCGCCTATATAATTCTGACTTGAAAACTGTACAGCAGATGTTGCACTTGGATCAATGCCTTGCTCTTTAAGTTTTTGCTCTACGTAAGCAGCAGCAGCGGTGTTACTAGTTACTGTTTTATATACATTAGGATCTAAACCTGCGTCTATTATCTCCTGATCTGTAGGCTTGTCACCTAAACGATCTATCAGAATCTTAATGCCGGGATCAGAGCCTTGATAACCCCCTACTTCATCATAGAAAGTCTCGGGGCTGTTAGCATCATAACCAGCCTCAAAAAGTATGTCTGTTAGTACAATGTCTCGACCTTTTGGTATACCTAGTCGTTCTTTAATGGCAGCTAACTCGGCACCCTGACTGTGACCTGTAGTACTAGCTAAGAACTGTAATTCAGCTGCTCTTTCAATATCAGCTTTATCCTGTGCAGTCGCATTGGAAACATCAACCTTAATGCTAGGGTTATCCGTATGCTTTAGGGTAACAGGGTTCCCATCGTTTGCTAGCTCCCAAGCGCCATCGTCATTGACATAGAAGCCTGCAGCCGCAGCTTCTGCATCTATATCAGCGTCTTGCCCTGCCATTACAGCCTGACCAACAAGCTCTGGTTTTTGTTCTTCTACCGTAACTACTGACATGCCTTTAGTCCTTACTTATTTAAGTTCATCCATACTGCACCCGCTATAAAGGTGAGCACAGAGACTGTTATTACTTTTGTTACTGTATTCCAAATAGACTTACGAGTGTCACGCCAAGCCTCTAACAAGCTGCGCATCTCAGTAATATCTTTCTGTGCGGAGTCATCAAGCAAGCCAATAGAAGCCAATGCCTCCTTCGCACCCTTACGGGCTGCACGGTCAAGCATAGCTTCAAGTTCTTCATTTGTGATTGTTGTTTGACCCATGCTCTTTAGTGCCTATAATTATTGAGTAAAGGATATTTGAGTTATAACATCTAGTAGTGTGTTTGTCAATACCTAACAGTGTTTACTTTATCTCTTGAGCTAGTATAGCAGCGCCCCAGATTAGACCTGCACTGCCTAATGCAAAGATAACGATAGCAGCTACTATTGTAAGAGCATAGAAGATCTTATCTCTCTTTGCAGCCTCAGCCTCAAGTGCATCCTTGCGTCTTTTACGTGCTCGTGCTTGCTCATGCACTACACTATCCCACATACCTGGAGGTCCATACAGCTGACATATAGAGCGGAGTTCATCCGTAACTTCTTTATGCTTCATCTTTGCTTGAGCAATTGCAAAGCCTTCTTCTTCTGTAGATGTTAAACGGCCTAGTGGTCCTTTGTGTCTACCCTTCTCTGCAACACCAATCTCTGCCTCAAGA